TTTTTTTTTTTTTTTTTTTTTTTTTTTTAATATAACTAACTAAGCGCCCAGGAAACTGTTGTAAAACTTTTGTCAAATTTTTCAAGCCTCAAAAGCCTGAAAATGTAGGGTGAGGGATAGGGTAGATGCAACTGATTGATTCTAGGGTAGATGAGATCAACATGAGTTCAGGGAGATAGGGAAACAAGTGGAAAACTCATACTAGTAATGATTAAATAGGGTGAGTTAGTGCACGATAAGTAATATTATTAATACAGGAAAATAATAATTCTATGAAAGCGGTTGCATTTGAATCCCAGGTGGTAAGAGTCCGCCGCTCGCAAGCGATTGATCCTAGAGGCTCCTAGCGTCAGCAATGGGCCATCTAGAGCCATAGCGCCACCTCCGTGTGTAGGTCCAACCGTGGAGTAAGTATATGCAAATTTCCCGAAATCCTATTAGTGAGCACTAACCAAAAATACTTTGGATTCGAGCTAGAAAAATGGACAAGAGCTATTGACATTCAGCGTCAGCTAGGCTAATCTAGAAGAGTAGGGCAGATACGAAAGGGAGAAACGATGAATATATTATATAAAATCGTTATCCAAATGAAGAAACACGAGTTTAGCTCAAATGAATTACATGGGCTATATTTTGAACAAGCGTTAGAAGTAGCTAAAGGTGCTGATATGATGGCCTGTGCTCTTCAACAAAACAATAACGTAGTAATAGCCGTAATCCCCGAAGGATACGAAATTTCAAAAGAGAGCTAACATGTTAAACACAACCGATCTAGTAAAAGTAGCAGATACCGTCAATAAGGATAAGGTCAAGTATTTTACGACTTTCGACCGTCCCTATCTCTCTTATGCTGAGGGAGACGAGACGACTACGGAATCCGTAGAACTGGATACTGTTGACAATGGCAAACAGACTGTCAGTGTAACGAGCCCGAAGAATTCGGATTCTAAAACCGATAGTGCAACTCTTCTTCAACAGGCGATTGCATATTTTCAGGCTGATCAGGAAAAGAATGTTTCTGATGCTAGCAAGCGTAAAGATCCTGTTCTTTTGCTCCTGAAAGCGGCTGATAATGGTCTGGTTGCTAGCCTGCGTATGGAAGTACGTAATAAGCTGGTTCCCAAGACTATCGATGTTGATAAGGCTGTTGTTAAGATGGCACAAGCGCTTATGCAGCGTAAACCTGATAAGTATTCGACGCTGGAAGCAGCTATCAAGGCTGTTCAGGATACTTTGCTGTAAGCTCTGAACATTTTACAATTTCGCTTATAATAATCTCCTCTACTATGCTACAATGTTGGTAGAGGAGATTTTCTTTTTATGAAACCATTTAGCTGCGTAGAATCCGCCTTTGCTTGGCTCAACAGTATTGGATGCAGTTATAATCCTGTATCCTTTTTATCAGCCGAAACTGTAGATGGAGTATGGAGAGGCTATGATTATCCCCAGCGTGTAACAGTGGATGGTGCATGGTACGATGCTTCTCATAGATACGATGCTTATCTAAATAGGCATTCAGTATTGTAACCAATATAATATAGCAAGTCGTTAATTATTGGGCAATCATCATTCAGGTGGTTGCCTTTTTTAGTCTCCGAATTTAAGTTAGTATTTACTAGTTTTCCTCATAATTGCGTCTGCTAGGCTCTCTAGTGCGTCGATTATTTCCCCATATCCTACCAGCCGGAAACGAAACTGGCCACACGGCTAGCCTCTAATGCGTTTTTTACTACGCTTTTTATTCGCCTCAGTTTCGCCTATTATTCGCTGGCCGTCTTCGCTTTTTCTTCGCTTATACTACCCGCGTATATGGGAGATTGACGGCTAGAATATTTATTTTTTCTTTATGTTTCACGTGGAACCCTGATTGTGAGTTAAATCAGCCGAGAAAATAAATACCCCATGTGCCCCCATTACGGGTCCCTCATTATTTTTCCCCGCGCCCCATTACACGATCATGACAAAAATAAGATTATGAAATAAACAAAATAGAAAAGGGTCCCATATAATTAGATAGCAATTACCCCACCATTGTATACGATCGCGCGGATCCGGCGTTAACTCATTGAAACGGAGGGAGATAGAGTACTTGACAGGAACGGCTAGCGGGTGTAGACTATAAATAGGCCAGCCTCGATAGTAAGAATCCTGGTTATTAAGAATAAAATACAGCTAATTATTTTAATTCTGATTAGGCGCACTTCAATACTGAGCGCACTTCAATAAAATAATATAGGGGGTTGAGTTTATGAGTTCGAGAATAACATTTACGTTCCCATGTTTATATCAAAAGAACAACTCGAAAAACGGCTCAACTCTTCGTTTAATGTTTTAAATATTATCAAGCCGTCCGACGCCCCACTCTCGCCGGGTGAAGTTTCCGTTCCTGCTCAGATTCACCCACCAATTCCTGAAAATCTCCCCGAAGAAAATAATAAACAGCGAGCTGCACGGCTTGCTCGTTTTAGTATCGATCACCATGAATCGCATGGGGAATACACTGTAAATCCCAACATTGATAATGATATTGTTCGTACTACTATCGGACTTCTAGCCGTCGATGGATCTACTACTTCTCAACAAATTCAAAAAGAATTTGGATTGACGAAGAATCAGATCATTGGAGCTAAGAACTCCAAGAAACGATCAATTCAAGAAAAACTTCAGCGCGGCAGAGATAAAGTATCTGAATTAGCTATCGATAAGCTAATGGATACTCTTGGTTTACTAGATCCTGGAACTCTTCTAGATGCTAAGCCAAAAGACCTTGCTAATGTAGCTGCCTCCTTATCTAAAGTTGTCTCATCCATGAGAAATATTGAACAAGATAAGGATAATGATGCTAAGGTTAATGTAGTAATATATGCTCCGGAGAGGAAAGATATAAATTCCTACTCCGTGATCGATGTATAATTTTTATTTCCAGAGCCAGTAGGCTTAGGATAAATTTAGCTGTTCAAAACGGCCTGTAGGCTTGGACACTTCTCTAAATAACATAGAGCCAAAGCCTATAAAAATTTCGGATCGTAAATCTAGCACTTGTTATTTATTGGGGAGTAAGGACTCCAGTAACTAACATCCTCCGAGAGACTAGAGAGTTAGATCCAGAGAGCGATTCTTAATATAATTCGGACCCCCGATTATATACCTATCGCTCTCGCTTTTAAAATGGTCATCTTTATATTATCCCCCATTACGACTGCTAAAATCCCATTGAGGATTATTATCTCTGTTGATCCGGAGAAAAAATAATGACTGTCCTTATAAGCGATGGACTAATCGATTTTTCCTCTTTGATAAATCAGTTAGGAAGAATCGAATCTAAAATTGATACGTTAACCACAAAGGAGAATAAAGAAATGGCTCTTATTGATGATCTTCAAGCTACAGTTGCTCAGCAGACTACAGTTATTGGTTCTGTAGTTACTCTTGTTCAAGGACTGAAAGCTGCTCTCGATGCGGCTGGAACTGATCCCGTTAAATTGCAGGCTATTAAGGATGCTCTAGATGCTAATGATACTACATTGGCTAATCTAGTTGTTCAGAATACTCCTGCATCTGGTAATCCTGCTCCTGGCCCGACTCCTGCCCCTCCTACTGTCTGAACAATGAATATTCTTCAAATCTTACAGGTAATTGCAGTTCTTATTCCAGCCGCTGCGGATGCAGTGTCTAAGATATATACTGCGATTCATTCCACTCCTGGATCACCTGAACATGAAACTGCTATCAACACTAAAGTAGTTCCTGTTGATATTTCTTCGGTCGGTAAAAACTAATATGGACGAAGAAAGAATTAAGCAAATGGCTACATCATCCAATTATATGGGTGGAGTAGAGAAATGGGCGAGAACTAAGGTTCCTGTTTCTAAAGTTTCTGAGCCAATCAGCAAGGAAATCAAGGAAGAGAAACCTAAACTTCTTAGTTTCTTAACCAAAGCTCAACAAGATGTGATCGATAAAATAACTAATAAAGGAAAGGAGACGCGGATCTAGCTAGAGCAAATTAATTTCATTGGCGTATCTAGAGAGCACTGAGTATGGTATCGTCGGGTAAAGAAACGGGATTAGTCTGGAAGCCTACACCAAGGCAGGAAGAATTCCTATCTTTGCCCGATGATATTTTTGAATCTCTGTATGGTGGAGCGGCTGGCGGTGGGAAATCCGATGCATTAATGATGCTCCCCATAGTTAGAGGATTCCATCAAGCTCCTAGATTTAAAGGAATCTTATTCCGTCGTACATACCCCGAACTAGAAAAAGAGCTAATCCTTCGTTCTCAGAACTGGTATAAACATGCGGCTGGCAAGTATAATGATCAGAAAAAGAGATGGCAGTTTCCATCTGGTGCTATTGTACAATTCGGTTACGCAGAGCATGAGAGTGATGTAAGAAAGTATGACACCGCTGAATATAATTACATGGGATTCGATGAAGTCACTTCCTTCACTGAATTCATGTATATGTATCTAGCATTTACTCGTGTTAGATCATCTGATGATAATCTTCCTGCATTTGTCCGGTCCGGAACCAATCCTGGTAATATCGGACATGCATTTTTCAAAAAGCGCTTCGTAGATCCATTTAAAGATGGTGGCCGGGTCCTTCGCGAACGGCGAGTTATAGATGGAATCGAACGCTCCCTCCTAAGAATATTTATTCCCTCCCTTGTTCAAGATAATGAACATATTTTAAAGAACGATCCAACATATGTAATTCGTCTCCATGCTCTTCCAGAAGCAGAAAAAGCTGCTAAACTATTCGGAGACTGGAATACATTCGAGGGTCAAGTATTTGACGATTTCCGTGATAATATTGATCATCGTAGATTCTCTGATGAACCAGAATATGCTTGTCATGTAGTAGATCCATTCGTTATTCCTTATTACTGGCCGCGCGTGTTGTCAATCGATTGGGGATTTCGTGCTAACAATATTTGTGGATTTTATGCGATCAATCCGGCGCCTTCGGAGACACGTCGCGCTCAAGTATATAAATATCGTGAGCTTGTCAGAAATAAGACTAAGATCAAAGTATGGTGCGAAGAACTTAACGACGTTATCAACCAGAATAACGAAACATTCGTTGATTGCGTTCTTGATCCTAGCGCTTGGGGAAATCGCGGAGATGAGGAAACTATTGCTGAGCAAATTATCCGTCATACCGGGCTGAATTTTAGGAAGGCTGATAATAATCGTCCATCTGGAAAAATGCTATTACAGGAGTTTCTGAGATGGAGAGAAATTCCTACACCTGATGTTGTGGAAGAATATTCATCTGAAATTGCTGCGGAAATCTCTCGAAAACAAGGCCCTAAAGGATTAGAGGCATACTTACAAAGATTCCAGCCGCAGAAGAAAGATGATATTCTTCCAAAATTTCAGTTGTTTAGTACGTGTGAGGAGACTAATAGGGTTATTCCTCTATGCGTTTACAATCCTAAAGATCCTGAAGATGTATTAGAGTTTGACGGAGATGATGCATATGATGAAACTCGATACGGTCTGAAAGCGTGTCAAGGATATTTGGGATTAGGTAAGACTGAGCATGAAAGAGTATTAAAGCAGGCGGAAATAGAGGAACGGCTAGCTCGAACTGGGAACCATACTCAATATTATATTAGTATGGCCTCTGTAAAAGCTAGTAATCCCAATCGTGGATATAGAATGAGGCGAAGGATTTATAATCGATGACTGATGAAGAACTTATCCTATTTCTAACTGGAATGTTAGAGAAGAAGGATGAAAGAATCAAAGAGCTAACCGATCTCCTATTGAGGCAAGCCGGAATTGGAGATCAAATATATGTAGCTCCCGATTCTACTGTTAGAAGCCCTATTCAGATGGGCAAAGGATCTAACTGGCATAAAAGAAAGGCTATGCTAGAGAAGAGATTTTCAAATGTTGAAAGTCTAGAAGATGCCGACCATGATGATTCGGATGAAATAAATGAAAACCTTGATGAAGCTATCTGAGCATGGTGCTAACCTAATTAAATCCTTTGAGTCTTGCAAATTACAAGCATATAAAGATCAAAGAGGAATTCCTACTATTGGATGGGGTCATACATTAGGAGTTCATATGGGAATGTCAATTTCCCAGTATCAGGCTGATACATTCTTCCTTCAAGATGTTTTCGGAGTAGAAAAGACAGTAAATAATCTAGTTTCCGTCTCTCTAGATCAAAATGAGTTTGATGCACTCTGTTGTTTCGTATATAATATTGGAACAACTGCATTCTCTTCCTCTCATCTTCTAATGTATCTGAATCAAGGTAATTATGTTCTGGCCGCCCAGGAATTTATTAAGTGGGATCACATTACCGTTGATGGTAAGTTAGTTGTATCTGAAGGATTGAAAAATAGACGGATAACGGAAAGTAACTTATTCATGCTAGGTAAGGGAATAGTACAGCAAGTGAGTTAATTATGATAATTGTATTTTCGTTCTTAGTTGCTCTTATCGGCTTGTTAATCTATGGATTTGCAGCTAATGCTAAATTATCTGAAGTTGGACGTATTATGTTCTTCTGCGGAATGTTAGTATTTACAATGCAGTTTGGTTCAACAGCAAAAACGCTATTAGGTAGATAGGAAATATGCCAGCCAAATCGTCAAAACAATATGGCTTAATGCAAGCTGCGGCTCATGGAAATATATCTGGAATTGCTCCTAGTGTGGGTAAGGAGTTTGTTGATAAGACTCCGAGCAATAAAAGGAGAGCATTCTCCAAGGCAATAATGAAGAAAAGAAAGAAGGAATACTAACATGGTAGATCGTAATGGACATGCTCTTACAGTAGGAATGGTTGTTAAATTGGAGTGCACAATTACAGCTATTGATGACTCTGCTACTCATTATGACGGAGTGGTAGTTAGGGCAACTTATCCTGCATACTCTAATCCTGATCCTAATGCAACTGGTGTTGCTGTTCCAGCCGTTAATGTGAAGAATACTGGGCCAGTAGGATCTAATCCACAACTGCCTGCTAAATTTGCATTTGATGGTACTCAACTTACTTACGTTTCTGGATGATTTTGTTTGGTAACCGAGTTTAGGAGCCGAGAGATAAATGCCAGAAAATAAAAATGAATTATCTAAAGAGCTACAAGATGCTCTCATAGATATATTCAAAGAGTACGAAAAAGAAGATAAAGAAATTCGTGGAGCACAGGTACGCGAATGGAAAAAACACGAAGAATTCTGGCGCGGCGTGCAGTATTTATTCTGGTCTGCAAGAGATGATACTTGGAGATCAGCAGTAGATGTTAATTGGGGTGACTCTGATAGTGATGAGCTTGATAGTCTTGGCAGTAATTATGATTATGTAATTAATATCTTTCGAGGTCATGGAGAGGCAATTATTGCAGCTCTAGCCGCGCAGATTCCTGCACTGCGTTTCGTTCCCGATGATGCTGATGATGCGGATGATTTAATTACTGCCAAGACATACGATAAAATTGGTGATTTGATTCAGAGACATAATAAAGTTAAGATATTAGCACTAAGAGCATTCTGGTATCTGTATCTTAATGGAATTGTCGCTGGATATGTTTATAAGGATTCGGATTTCAAGTACGGCTCGTACAAGATTCCGGAATTTGATTCTGAAGAACAGGAAGTTCAGTCTTTAATCTGTCCCTCATGTGACTATAAATTTGAGGGATTTGATAATATGGAGGAAACTCCATCTGAATTGCAGTGTCCAGAATGTAATGAAGTAGTAAAACCAAAGACTAAGAAGGATGTACAATCCGTTCCGGTAAATAAAGGTTATAAAGAATTACCTAAAACCCGAGTTAAGATTGATCTCTTCGGCGGCTTGCAAGTAAAAGTATCACATTATGCTCGTAGTCAAGATGAATGTAATTATCTCATTCTCTACACTGATCCTCCCAAAGAAACTGCAATTGAAGAATATCCTGATCTTGAAGATGATATCTGGAACGAACATGTAGAATCATTTGATCGTTTCTCTCGTACTGATTATACATTCCCCACTGATCCAGAAACTGAACAAAAGAATTTAGTTACAGTCTATAAATGCTGGATGCGTCCACTTGCATTTAATAGATGCAAAGATATTAAGAAAAGAAAGAAGCTCAAAGAACTATTTCCATCTGGTGTTAAACTGGAGGTGGTAGGTAAAAATAAGAAGTTTGGTAGAGCTACTGAAGAAGATTTGGATGATAGATGGAGAATAGGGCAAGCCGGGCTGGCACCATTTATTCATGCCGATCCAATATGCAAACCAGTTATTTCTGTTCAGGAGATGCGAAATACTCTCGCTAATCTTACTATTGAAACTATTGAGCATGGCATCCCTGCTATATTTGCTGACCCGCGAGTTGTAAACTTCGATGAATACAGCAAATTTGAGGCAGATCCCGGATGTATTTATAAAACTCTAGCTGCCCGTCCAAATGGTAGTATCGGTGAAGGATTTTATGAAACTCCTCGGGCACAGCTTGGAAAAGAAGTTCCTACATTCGGAAAACAATTAGATGCTGATGCACAATTCGTTCTTGGATCTTTTCCATCAGTATTTGGTGGTCCACAGGGAAGAGATCGTGCTACATTAGGTGAATATCAACAATCGCGGCAAGTAGCATTACAAAGACTTCAGATTGCATGGCAATTTTTTGTTGATTGGTTTAAAGTACTAATTGAGAACGCAGTTAGATTATATGTAGATACTATCGTAGAAGATGAACGATTCGTAGTTCAGCAGAACAATAATTATATTAATGTCTGGATTCGTCAAGAAGAATTAAATGGTAAAGTGGGAGGATGTGAATCTGAAGCTGATTCATCCTTCCCTGTTTCATTGGCTCAGAAGAAAGCTATTCTTATGGAGCTTATGGAAATGAATAACGAATACATTAATGCTGCTCTATATACTCCCGAGAATGCGGAAATTCTACAGAGTGTATTAGCATTAAATGAAATGCATTTACCTGGTGAAGATCAAAGATTTAAGCAGATGATGGAGATTAAAGCTCTAATCTCATCTGAGCCAGTAGATGAAGTTACTCCATCAGTTCTTCCAGATCCTGATATTGATGATGCAGCAGTTCATATTGCTACATGCCGAGCCTTTGCAGTATCACCGAATGGGCAGGATATTAAACGCACTAATCCTGCTGGATATCAAAATCTAATTCTTCATATGAAGATGCATATCATGGAATTAAAGATTAAAACAACTGGAGAAGGAGAAACTCCGGCTGGTACTCCCCCGCAAACTACTCAGATTGGAGTTGAACAATAATGACACGATCTTGGAAACTAACTCTTACTTCTACTCTAGTAAAGTATAATCTTTGGACTTTGATTACTGGAGATGCATCATTCACTGATCCAACATTTACTACTGCTTCATTTGTTCCTTCTAAAGTATGTGAATTAATTATTACTGGAGATTCAGGAGCAGTAAGTATTATGGAAGATGCTAAACAAGAAGTTCCTCACACCATTGCGGCTGGAACTCCTTATATTAAACGAGCTTTGGTAAATGCAATTGATCTTAAATCATTTTCGCTCAATGGAGCAGATGGAGTAACTGTCGATGTTTCGATTACTGCTTTATAGTCTATTCGTATTATCTCTAACAGCAGCAGAGATAGATCCTGTTGGAACTGATCCTACTGGTAATTGCGTAGGTACACAGAATGTTAAGTTAAATATTAATACTGGCCGTTTATCAGGATGCATTGCTGGAGCATGGGCTACCATTGGTGGGGGAAGTGGAACATCTATTTCTCTTAAAACTAATGGATCAAATAATTCCTCTCAATCTGTTCTTAATTTAAAGAGTGGAACTAATACTACTGTAACTGCTGGTAGTGGTGGAGATGTCACTATTGATGCTTCTGCGGCTGCGGCTGGAGTTGCTTCTATTGCGTCTGCTAATAGTGCATTAACTTTTGATGTTTCTACTGGACCAGTAACTGCAACTGTTAGTCCTTTAGTAGTTGGATTCTTAGCAAGTTCTCCTAATGTTACTGGAGCGTGGAATTTTAGGACGGCTAGTGCTTCATATCCTGATAAAGTTGCAACTGGAGTTCCAGATAATGCAGATTGCACTCTATTAACTATTGGACGATCATTCTTTAGATCAGATGCTAAGGTTGCTAATGGATCTAATTATAGATGTGCTCAGACTGCGGATGGCGTAACTACATGGGAATTGCCTGGTGGAGGAATTCCTACATATTTATCAGATGGATCAGTATGGGCAGTTACTAAGGCAGTTAAAGTATCATTTACTACGACTACTAGTGTAGCTTCTGTTTCTCTTACTGGCAGTGCGCAATTTACAACCGTTCCAACTTGTCTCATTACTCAAACTTCGGCCGGAGCAAATACTTGGCCAGTTTATTGTGCATCTACTAATACAGATTGCGCAACAGCTAGCACGGCTACAACCTTGCAGTTTAGCGCTGGCGGAAGAATTGCTGATTACAGTGGAACGGCTATTTGTTACGGTAATTAATCATGAAAATTTTAATTCTATTATTGGTTAGCTTGGGTAGTTTACATGCAGCGGCTACGTGTGCAGATTTAACCATCGAGGGAGTTACTGATAATAGTATTAGGATTTCTACTGATTGTTCGTTTACTGGATTCTATTATTACATGAGAGCAAAATGGGGAGATACTAATACCTATTCTTGCTTATCTGCGGCTAATCCTTCCACTGGTCCCTGTATTCAAGGTCAGGATACTAAAGTTAATGTAGCAATGGGGACTGGCGCAAAATGGATCAAAACTCTTACTGGATTAAATTGTAATACTCAGTACTGGTTCTCTACTGAAATATCAGACGGTTTAAGTGGGTGGGAAGGTGCTACTACTCAAGCTACTGCTACTACATCAGCATGTAAGCCTAATTATCAGTTACCTACTCCCCCCAAAGTATATAATCCTCCTGCTCCTAATGCTGGTATAGGAGGAGTTGCTAGATTTGTTGCTCCTGCTACTCATTTAGTTAATGGTGCGGGTGTTCCATGGTCTTCTCTTGCTCCTACTACTTCTGCATGGTATGGTACTGCATCTTTTGCGGATGAGACTGATTTACATACTGCATTATTAAATGCTAGACGATCGGGAGGTCATGCAGATATTATTATTGTTGATCCACTAACTGTAAATCTCGTTGGTGAGGATTTCAATAATCCTGTATCTCTTTTACGGCCTGCTGATACGTATATCACTGATGGAACTGGTAGTGCAGCTGTTATTACCAATTATAATTCTACGACTGGAGAATTTACTACTCAAGCCGCACATGGATTATCAACTGGAACATATGTAAGAATGTCGATGGCTGGAGGAAATAATACTCCTAATCTTCCGCATCCTCTTAATCCCGGATATCCGTACTGTATAGTTGATATAGCAGATACTACTCATTTTAAAGTATCTACTACATGTGGAGGATCAGTAGTATCTGGTGGATCTGGACTAGCTGGCAATGCATGTTTTATTGCTGGTGGAGATGCTAATGATATTCCTGATTTTCCAGAGATTATTATTAGAACTAGTGTACCCAATAATCTTCTGCCTCCGAATAATGTAAGAATTGATCTGTCATATCAATCTAAGTTACCCATTATTCGAGATACTCTTACGAATACTCCTACATCTATTGCATTTGACTATGGGTGTGGTGCACATCATATTAGATTTCTCGGAGTAACATTCGATTTTCAATCTGTCAATTCAGCTGGCAATCCAGATTCCACATCTTATAAGTTGCCATTTATTAATATGGCATCTGATAAATCGCATATCATATTCGATCGCTGTTTAGTTCTGGGTGGTACTAATCATTATATGTACCCTGACAGGACTAATAAATTTCTCCATGCAGAAGGTAGCTATATTGCGTTCGTAAATTCATATATAGAGAATTTAGGAGATTGGACTCCTAGTAATTTATACTACCTCCCAAATAACGGAGGATCTCCGTATAGTCCATCAGGAACGAATACGCAAACATTTTCCGGTGGAGGTTATTGGCGCGGCTGGCCAGTAGGGTATCCTGGATTACCACATCCTAAATGCTCTAATGTTCCTACGATTACTACAACTAATGCTGCATCTGGATTAATAGTATGGGAGCTGAATGGTGACCCATCTAATTGTAATAATTTTTTCACTGCTACTACTGGAATTACGTTTACTGCCACTGATTCTAGTGGGGTAACTTCTACATTATCTAATACGGCTAGCCCAGATTTTGCTAGAACTACTAATTCTACTGGATCTCATTACACTCGATATCCAGTGATGATATTAACAATTACATCTGGAAATATTACTGCTATTTCTCCAGTTGGACCAGCAGATGCTATTGGAGATTTTCCTGGTAATGATGGTCCAGGAGTAGCAATATACTCTATTTATGGTCCTGGACCTATTAGTGTAGATAATAGTGTATTTCATAATGTAATTGGTGAATTTCCTATTCATATGTTTACTGGAGATGGATCTGGAGTTCTGTCTAATGTTACTTGTCTGTCATCGAACATAGGATGTGAACTTCTTAAAGAGCCAGGTGATGTAAGTGTTACTAGAAGTGTATTTCTGATTGATAAAGAAATGCAGCCAAATCCAGTATATAATACTGTTTGGAATGGACAATTTGTACCTAATAGACAGGGTGCGTATGAATTAAAAGAAGGACAGAGAATTAAATTCTCTGGTAATACTATTTCTGGTGGATGGTGTAATCTAACGGTACTAGCTGGTACATCATTTGAAATGGGTTCTCTGAATATTATCACCGGAGGATTCGTTCCTACATCTTTTGCTAGCGATATTGAGTATTCCTATAATAAATCTGATAGAACATGTGGTGATTACATGCAGATTATAGGATACACCACTCCGGTATATAGCAATGTATTAACCCAGAGAATATGGATTCATAACAATATATTTTCTGATATTGACAGATATAGATATGCGTCTTGGAATTCTCCTCCACTTCCTGGATATTCTGGTAATGGAGATGGATTTAGATTCGCTAATGGCCCACAGCATATAGTATTTAATAATAATACAGTTAACATTCCAATTGGTTTGTATCCTAGTGTAATCGTGAATCAGTGTAGAAATATGAGCAGTCTGTATTTCTCCAATAACTTCTTAGGATTTAGTACAGATGATGGTAAAAATGGAATGTCTGGGTATGATTGTGGAGCCGTTCCTAATTTTCCGGCCGTACCCGGAGATACTGTATATGGTGGAGGAAATGCCATTACTAAATTCTGGTCTAATTATACATGGGCCGGAAATTGGATGTTGGGTGGGTATTCTAATGGATTATCTCTTACTCCACTTACGAATAGCGGACTAACTACCATTGAAGGAACATATTCTGGATTACCTGGCACTAACTTCATCAATCCTGCATCATGTGATACTGTAACATGTAGAATTGCAGATATTGATTGGCATGATTACGCTAATACAACATGGCACCCTATGAATTATTGGCTAAATCCTACCTCTAAGTATAATGCATCTGGAGTTAATCATGGCACAGATGGCAGAGATGTTGGAGCTGATGTTCAGCAAATGACAGTTGCTCAGGGAATTGTATCAAATTTGGCTTGGAATAAAGCAGGATATGTTACATTTTTAGCTCCTACAACAGATACCTGCACAGTTGATTGGAGTACTGATAGTTTTGCTACGTTTACTAGAGTAACTCCTGTTAATAGCCCAGCAGATCGTGATCAGAAAGCTACGTTATCATTACCATCTACTACGGCAATAAAAGTAAGAACTAATTGCACTGGAAATAATCAGATTATTTCATTTACTACTAATTAGATGAGACTAATACTATTTATATTATTCATAAGTAGTGCAATGGGGCAGCATATTCCTCCTGCTAACATAAATATGTCTGCCCTTAATGATAATGTTACTGGAACTACTCTATATGAGTTAGCTAAAATTGATTCTACTACTGGCCGCGCTGTGCGAGTTTCATTATCTGATACAAATAATATATCTGGTATCGTAGTTGGGGGAGCAGGTGTCACTGGAACTGCTACTATATGTACTTATGGTAATTGTCCTTGTATATTTGATAATGCGCCAGTCATTAGACAATATGTAGTTCCATCAACTTCTGCGGCTGGTCAATGTCATTCTGTATCAGGTGTTCCTACAACTGGACAATTATTAGGTAATGTTTCTACTGAACCTGCTGCTAGTGGGTCGTCTGCAATGGTTGATATGACACTAAAACAGACGATATTAACATCTGGTGGAGGAGGCGGAGGAGGAACTGTTACTTATGCAACTAATACAGTAGCTTGTACATCTTCTCCAAATTTTAATCTTAGTACAGCATTATATAGTGTACAACAGATTACATTATCATGTACAGTAAGTAGTATGTCATTTAGTAATCTATCAGCTGGTGCTAGAATTACTTTCCGTATCTGTCGAGATACAGCAAATAGAAATTGGATATCATGGCCTGGAACTATTCATGGTGGTATGACTAATTTGGGACATTTAGCTAATACATGTGATTCTCAAACTTTTTATTCACCAGATGGTACTAATCTTTGGAGTGAAAACCTAGGAGTGCTAAATCAATGAGCGTTGTGAAAGTATGCAAATATGTAACGGCTTGCTTCTTCCTTCTCTGTGTGGCTGGTTATTTTCTCAACGCCACTACTATTAACGGAATTCCAAGTCAAATTATATCTAATTTAACTAATCATGGTATTGTAATTGGGCAAGGAACGGCTGATGTTACTGCTATTGCTCCTGGTACTACTGGACAAGCATTAGTATCTAATGGATCTTCTGCTGATCCATCTTATCAAGTTCTTCCCAATGCTGGATTGCAAAATTCTTCAGTTACTATTTCTACTACAGGTTGTGTATCAGGCGGCGGAACAGTATCTTTGGGAGCTACTCTTACATTAGCATCATCCTCATGTGGTGGATGGAGTGGAGTACAAACTTCTTCTCCTGGAGCTACTCCTACATGGACTGTTCAGAGTGGAGATATTTCTTGGACACTTTCAGCTAATGCTACTGCTACTGTTACTGTTGTTTCTGGTGATAGATGGGTTCATCATACTGCGCAAATTTGTCAGCCTGCTAGTGGTGGTCCATATACTCTTACCTGGCCGTCTAATGTAAAAGGTGGGATGGTAATTGGTACTACTGCCAATAAATGTAACATGCAGATGTTTGTATCATATGATGGCACTAACCTCTATGCTGCGGATACGGGGCTTATTAATCAGTAAGGTGTGAGATGACTAAATCCTTTAAATTATCCTTAATTGGACTTCTTATAATTTTAGTTGCCATCGCAGTAAATGGGCAGGATTCTAGAGTTAGTTTTAACGGCATTGGATTTCAGAAGTTTTATAAAGCTGGTGATATCCGTAATTATGGTGCAATATGTAATGGCTCAGATCAGTTTACTGCATTCACCGCAGCTTTAACGGCTGGACTGACATATATTTATATTCCTGCTAATTGTTCTGTTATTTTGCCTACTGGATTATGGACATATACTAGAGCTACTGATAGTGTTACTGTGCCTGTTCCTGTACAGACTGATAGTTCGGGTTCTGCTATTACGGCTGGAGTAATTCCTGGAGGAATAATGGTAGAGGGAGAAGATTGGATGACTTCTATTATTCAATCTCCTAGTCCTACTAGTCAGCCGTTGTTCTTGGGACCATCGAGTATTGTTAAGAATGTTAATTACAAGAATCTATATTGTAGTAATCAAGATGCTAGTGGAGCTTTTGCTGCTGGCGGTGATTGTCCTATGAGATGGATTGAAAATTCTTGGCCTATGACTCATGGAACACTTAGTACATCAGGAACATCTGTTACTTGGGTTTCTGGAGATAAATTCGAGCAAGAAACCGGAACGGCTAACTCTTGGATCAGAAACAGCAATACTTATCCTGGATTATATCTTATCATAAATGGTACTCAGTATACTGTATCAAGTGTTGCTAGTTCTACTAGTATGACTTTGAATAGTTCGGCTGGTACACAATTCTCAGTACCATATACTGCATATTTCTGGAGAGTAAATCCTGGATTTGGATATACATCTATGAATGTTCAAGTTCCCGGATCTCATGATTCTAATGGTATACATGTTGATGGATTTGGTGGAGATACTATATATGCATCTGCTCATGGATCTGCTGGAGCTGCATTTAGAGGAGCTATTTATGAGAGAGGGAATAGAGTATTTCTAGCAGAACGACATAATGACGGAGCTGCATTTGAAGCATTTGATGCTGCTGGCCCCATTGGTTATCCTATGTTATTTCTTCATACTAGCTATATGACTGGTAGTGATGTAAATAGATGGGATCAGGATACTACTACTTTTACTGGCAATTTTCTTACTATTCAAGCCGCAAATGGAAGCGGAGTTTTTAGTGGCAATTTTATAGATATGAAATATAATGGTACTAGCCGATTTAAATTTACTTCTGCTGGATCAATAATTGCTCCTTCTCTTCCTGGAGGTTCTGGTGGAGTGAGTTTATGCGTCGATGGCTCTGGAAACATTTATAAAGGTGCTCCTGGCTGCTAATGAAATTTTTAATGTATTCGATATCTGGCGAAGGTGCTCAGATACTAAGTAGAATCCATAACGAAGGCAATGAAGTTGGATTATATATTGATGATCCTATCTATGCTAACGTATTCGATGGTATACTTCCTAAAGTTAAGAACTGCGAAGATTTCATTGATAAGAATACAGTTATAATCTTTGATATCTCTGGAAATGGGAAATATGCGGATGAATTACGTAGGAAAGGCCACTTTGTTTATGGTGCTTCTAGTTTTGCTGATAATCTTGAGCATGATAGAAATTTTGGATTTAAAATGATGCGGAAGGCTGGGATTCAAATTCCGCCATACATGGAATTCAAAAGTTTCCCAGATGGTATATCCTATGCTAAGGAACACAAGGAACGGCTAGTATTCAAACCGAACGGCAATATGCCATGCAAACTGACTTATGTTTCTGATGATACAGAGCAGTTGATTGCTTATCTAAATTTCGTAGAGAAGAGATTTGGGAAAGACATTGATTCTTTTATTCTACAAGACTTCATCGAAGGTTTAGTAATATCATCTGAAATATTCTGTTCGAACGGTGAATTTGTATGGCCAGCGAATCATACAATTGAAGTTAAGAAGTCAATGAATGATGATCTGGGTCCATCAACAGGCTGTTCTGGAAATATTACATGGAACTGCATGTCTGATATTGTAAAGGATGGAGTTTTCAAGGCTAAAAGTTTCATTAGAGAGCAGCAATATACAGGTCAAATAGATTTGAATGCCGTTGTTAATGAAAAGGGAGTATACGGGCTAGAGTGGACTCCTAGATTTGGATATGATGCTACTCCTACTTATCTACGTCTTCTGAAAGATGATTTTGGTAAGTTTTTCTCGGACTGTACTAGGGGAGATGTTAGTATAATTAGTCATTCAAATGACTATGCAGCATCAGTTAGATTATCTATTCCTCCATATCCAATGGAAGCTAAAACTGGAGTAGATACAGAGAAAGTATCACCAAATGAAGGAATTCCGATTCAGGGATGGGAAAAAGAGCAGGAAAATTTGTACTTCTATGAAGTAATGTTGGAAAATGAGCAATTGGTTCATTCTGGTGGTACCGGAGTTATTTGTTTAGGTTTGTCAGAAGATAGTAATGCGGAAAAAGCTGTTGAGCAGTCATATGATATATTAGAAGGTATTAAAGTTCCCGATAAACAGTATCGGACTGATCTAGCTAAATATTTTAAAGAGAAAGTAGAAGAATTTAACACATATGTTCCCGACTAATAATGATACTAAGCTCAACAGCGGAGATGGGCCGAAGTATAACGAAGATGTAGAAGAACTTAATTCTGCTGATACTGGAAATGAAGATCCTGACGAAATAGTTGAGGCTGACGAAGAGGAAGAGGAAGTTCCTGCTCCTAAACCAGCCGCTAAGAAAGAAGAAGCAGAAGAAGAGGATGAGGAAGAAGCAGAAGAGGAAGAAGTTGTAGAAGATGATCAGGAAGACGATAAAAAACCTGATATTCCTTTTGATCGTCCATCATTCTCCGAGATTAAAGCTAAGTATCCTAACTTCTTCAAAGATTTTCCTCAGATGAGGGAAGCATTTCATAGAGAAGTAGAATTCACTCGCTTATTTCCTACAGTTGCAGATGCTAGAGAAGCATTTGAAGATAATGAAGCATTTGTTACTCTACGAGAAGATATCGTAGCTGGTAAATCTGAACCTTTGTTGGAAGCATTAGAAAGTCAAGGAAAAGATGCATTAGATAGATTTGCAGATGGATTTCTTGGTGCACTTCATAAGAAATCTCCAGATCTTTTCCAAAAAACTCTTACTCCTGTTCTAGAAGGTCTATGTAGGCAAATGTATGCGTCGTCTGATGAAGATGATAGAAATGCGGCTCTTAGGTTATCTAATTTCTTATTTAATACGATTGAAATTGCTGAGGGTAAGAGGAGTTTTTATAAGAAAGTAGAGCCGATTAAGAATACATCGGATGATCCTGCAAAATATCAGGAAGTATTGCAGGGAGTAGGAGTTAAAGCTAATGTTGCTCTTGGACAGCTTATTTCTCAGGGACTAGATCCTGAAAAAACTCTTACTCCATTTATTCGGAAGCAAATTGTTACTGAAACAATCAA